ATCACACACTACCCTAGCTATAAGTAAATGAGAAAGATAGTCTACTATCTGTGGGTACTGTTCCTCATAGTCTGGCTCATCTCTTATGCAAAGCCAGTCTTTGAGGTAAGTGTTGTATGCTAAATAGGACTCTTCTTCGCCAGTTTCTTCATTTGTTCTGGACTCCATAATAACTGGCATACCCCAGTTCACTTCAACCATAGTGACAATAGTATCGTCACCCTTACCACCAATATCTATACCTGCTACATGAGTAACACTTCTATCATACATGACTCTTTCAAGAAGAGTTTCACCATTGTTTAACTCGAACTTGGCAATATCAATGAACATACCTCGTTCAATAATCCACTTCAGACAGTATGCCATCTGGAATGCATCGGACTTTTCACCCAGACGATTCTTCTCTTTCTCAACATACTTTGCATAACTGGGATTGTACTTAGAAGCAACCTTATAGTCATACTCGAAGTGATTCCGAATATGAGTAGTCTTACTCTCAAAGGCACTTTTGTTTCTCTGAATGGCATCATAGAAGTCACCCTTGAAAGTGGTAGCAGTACCAATCTTAACGATGGTAGCATTGTAAGCCGCACCCATTGGGTGAATAGATTTCTGAATCTTAAAGTTGGAGATGTCCTGACACTCTTCGCAGATAATGAGCTTAAAGGACTCACCTTCGATGTTAGACCCATCAGATGCGGAAATAGCAGTTGCGAAAGAACCATTACTAAGAGCAACAGTCTGTCCGTTAGAAGTAGTAAAGGACAATCTAAACTCAGGGTCTTCCATAACTGCTTGAGCCGCTTTACACTGAACACGACTCTTTATTCTTCCATAGGTAATTTGAGCCTGTCTCTGTGATGGTGCAAAGATACCAACCCACAACCCGTCCTTAAACATTCTCAGTCTTGGGTCATCTGCAAACATAGGCATATTAGCAAGCTGTGGTAATATAATCATAAGACCACCAACTGTTAGTGCTATTGTTTCAGATTTACCTGACTGACGAGAGAATAGTGCTGTGATTTCTTCACCATCATTTTCGAGTATGGAGCGAATAACTCTTTTAGAGAACTGCTCCTGATAGGGGAACATTGTCTTGCCAGAGTACAACTCACAAAAGGTAAATATACGATTTACCAACTCTGTAGTAGGTACTCTTCCTGCATCAACTTTATGTGCTACAATCTCTTTGACTTTACTAATACACCGCTTTGCTAACTGCTTTATCTTCCGCATGACTGCTCTCACTAACTTCACCACCTTAATTACATAAATAAAAGTCGGTAGAATGATTCTACCGACTGTTATTATACACCAGAATATTCAATTAGTCTAGTCTGTTAAAATGGAGTTTTCTTCATAAAGTCCGCAAGATAGTATCTTGTGCGACCTTTCACAAAGTAAAGGTTTCCATATCTATTGGTTCTAACTGTGGATTTGGTAACTCTATCATGGTACATATTAAGACCATCATAGAAAGCTCCATATACAAAGGACTCTCCGTTTTCAACTACAAGTTCAATATCAAGAGTGACAATGCTAGTAATGTCCAGATAATGGGTAGGCTTAAATTCTCGCTTAGGCATCAAGGTGTCCTTTCAGGGTACATTCTAATGGGGACTTATCAGTCCGGAATCTCAGGAATCGGGGATGACGAAGCTTGCCAGTGTCTTTGAAAATCTCATTGGCTTTTACTTCAATGACAGTCCCTCTAAGCTCAACTTTATGTTCTGTGATGTACTGTCGAGTCTCTTCATCAAAACCACTGCACTCACCTACTTCGAGAAGTCTTACTACTTTATCCTCTGCATAGGCTTCTTCGATATTGAACTTCTTGCCCTTGGGAAGCTTAGACTCTTCTTCAGGAGTGACAATGACTCCGAAACGGATATTTCCTACCCAACCCTTGGCATAGAACTTGGACACAGGTCTGCATTCATCAGGATACCAATTCTTTTTGAACTGCTCTCTTTCAGCAGGAGTCAAAGAGGACAGGTCTACAACATCTCCATCGGTGGTCTCCCAGTAGTCCCACTTATCAATGGTCGGGAACTTACCCTTGTAGTCATCAGTGGGGTCAGTGAATCCCATGATAATACACTCTCTAGTCAGGAACTTCTTAATCTTGGAATACTCCCAACCTCTCTTGTAGTGGTACTTTCCATTGATGGGTTTGACAATGACTCCCTCACCATCAGTTGCGACGATATACTCATAAAATGCTCTGGGACTTAAAGCATGGAAGTTTCCTCCGTTGCTCTTCATCTCTGCATAGAAATGGGGATAGGCTTCTTTCTTACTTCCCAGTCTATTAAAGACTTCACTCAGGTTTCCGTGGGTCTTTTCATAGGGAACAGTGCTGATTGCTTGTCCGCAAGTGTGGTATGCTACCATCTCAATGTACTGGGAGTTGACTGCATCAATGACTTTCTGCAAGTAGACCTTTCTTCTATGCAGGGGCATCATCTCTACACGGATTCCCTTATAGTACATGATGTCAAATGCATGGAAGACAATCTTGCCGATTTCTTCTTGACGAGCTACTGCTTTATCCCACTTGCAGTTCAGGGTACTTGCTACATCCTTGAAAGGTCTATTGGGGATAAACATCTCTCCGTCGATGATAGTCCCTGCAAGCTCAGGAATAGCAAGGTCACGGATATGAGGAACGGAGTCAGAGTTCTCACAGAACCATCCAGTCTTATTACTGACTCTTCTACTAAAGCATCTGTTAAACTCCTCGCAGAAGTGCAGTGTGGCTCTCGTGCCATCGAATTTCTCTTCGATGTAGTAGTCAGGACTATTCAGACAGGCATCTTGCTTCTCCTCTTCTTCAAGCTCTTTAGCAAGCATAGGAGTGATAAACTTCAACCCTGCATTTACATAATCTTCAGCACAGGAGTACTCCTGAAACAGTGCTACAGGATTCATCAGTTACCCCTCCTAGCTTTAGCAAGAACTCTTGAGCTTTATCAATGTCAGTTCCATCAGGGACAGTGACATTGACAGGAATGTCCTTGGTCATATAATCTCTCAGCCACTTCGCAGTCTGCAAGTAGAGAGTTCTATACTCACCCTCAGCATGAGTCTCGTAGAACTCAATAGCTCTTTCCAGAGTAGGAGTGGAGGGAATATCAGTAGTCATGGGAGCATCATTCTGCTCCATAGCAGTGGTTACTTGGACAGCAGACTTGAGATTATCACTCTGCATCCGTTTAGGCTTGTGGGTAATATCAATGACAGGAAAATTATCCTTGGTGGTCATTACAGACATTTGATTACTCCTCCTCGTTCTGGGTATTGACTACGATAGCAAGGCTACCGATGAGTTCAGACTCTAAGTCATTGGCAGGGATTAAACTTGTGATGTCCTCATAGTGGCATCCCTTGAGTTTGAAATACTCTTCGGACTTCAATGTGTGGTCTACCACTAAGTTGACATACACATAGATGACATCATTCTTGAGACAAGCTCCCACAGGGTAGGGGACAGTTCTAGGAATGACTTTGATGAGGTCTTCCCCACAGTCAAAGTACTTGTCTACCGCCATCTTTGCAACGAGGAGCACAAGGTCATCCAGAGGATGTTCAATGTGGTACTCAGCAGGACACTCGATATAGAATTTCCCGCTGTCGGGGACTATCAGTTCGTTTGTACGGTCAGTCCTGATGGAAACAAGCATCTGGATAGGGATATACTGTTCTCCGAGCACAGGGGTCTCTACAGGTTTGCTCATGGCTAAGAGGAACTTAGAAAAGAATCCTGAGAGATTGTCAGTACTGGATTCAGGAAAGAAATCCGAGTACAGGGGTAACTTGCTACGTTCTAAAGTAGGCTTAAACATAGTTGCTCCTTTCTTGAGTCAAAAAAGAGGGAGACAGCTTTTGGCTATCTCCCTCTAGGGTCAGTACTTAAAGGAGATTATTCTGCTTCGTACTCTGCTCCGCAGGTCTCACAGATATAAGTCTCGTTATCTTCATTGTAGGCAAGCTCATGACCACAGCAGTAAGGGACACCATTCACAGTGTATGCACCTTCTTCTTCAGGCATCTCACCCTCGTCATTGATAAGCAGGGAAGAGTAGTAGATGTACTCCTCAACAAGCTCCTCATCAGACTTCTTCTTCATGGTGTCGTTAGTACCATGGTACTCATTCAGCCACTCAATAATCTGCTTACGAGTGATACTGCCCTCAGAGAAGTCATTCTCGACCTCAGACTTATATGCTTCAAGAGCAGTCTTGCGTTCCTCAGTCATGTCAGGGTTCTCAGGGTCATTGACATCAAACTCTTCCTCTTCAGTCTCTTCAGACTCAGCAGGAGTAGTTTCCTCTTCGGACTCTTCCTCGGACTCTTCGTCTTCGTCATCAAGGTCAATCTTGCCATCCTTGACTGCCTGAATGACTGCGGAAATCAGAGACTGTCTCTTGCCCTTGGCTTTGACACCTACATCAGCAAGGATGTCAGCAATCTCTTCATTGGTCATGTCTTCGACTGCTTCCATGACCTTGGCAACGATGGGGTCTTCTTCCTCATCGTCATCTTCAGGCTCTTCGACAGGCTCAGGCTTCTTCTCAATCTTGCGAGTAGCCTTGGCAGGAGCAGGAGTCTCTTCCTCAGCAGGGGCATCGGGGTTGGGTACTTCACCCTCATAAGCAAGAATCTTCTTGGTCAGCTCATCACGAGCACCAGTTGCAGGGATTCCCATCTCCTTAG